CACCCGTGATATATAGTCGGCTACCATTTATTTTTGGGCCGGACACCAAAAAAACTTGACATTTCCGCAATATAGTGTAAACTTTGAAGTAAGCAAACATATGTGATACCAACGAATCGGGCTATCCGTCGAGAAAAGACAAGGGATAGCCATCTTTATTTATGTTTGCCTATGCCTAAAGCCGAGAAATTCCCAGAAAGATATACAAAAGCTCTCAGTCTTTTAGAGGCTGGAGAGCTTTCTTATAAACAAATAGCCAAGACCTGCGGTATTAGTGAGCAGGTCTTTTATGATTTAGTAGAGGGCGATAAGATAAAAGGTGAGCCAGCTCGTATTTTTAAAGAAGAATTCGATAAAATCACAAAACGCTGGGATAAGGAAATTAAGGATTCTATCAAGAAATGTAAGAAAAAGACTTATTTCCTCATAGATGACTATCTTAGCAAACAGAAAAAAGTTGACAAAAACGATAAAGCGTTGATGTCCACGCTTGTTTCTGTAGCTAATGCGTTGGCAAAGGGAACTCCCAATGTTGAGATTGGGAGTTTTACATATACCAAGGGTCTAAGCCCAGAAGATATATATGCTGAATTTAAAAGACTTAGCGGACTCGCATCTGACAGAGGCTCAATTCAAGCTTCTGACTCAGGAAGAGCAGGAAAAGTACCTGTGGTTGCTGGATCAGGAGATACAGCTTCGGAAGAGTAGGAAGATACTTTACTACGAACCTAACCCGAAATTGGCTCCTTTCCATAATTCCTGTGCTCCCATAAGGGCTATTTTTGGTGGAAACCGCTCTGGTAAGACGACTTGTGGAGGCATGGAGTTCCTTTTCCATATTACCGGAGCCTACCCGGACTGGTATCCAAAGGAGGCAAGGTACGCTTATCCCATCAAAGGGCGTATAGCGGCCACGGATTACCAGAAAGGCGTTGGCGAAGTCATCATACCGTTCCTTGAGGAGTGGCTGGACAACAGCCTTGTGCAGCGTAAAATCAGGAATCCGCTCGGGGTTCCCACCAAGTGGATCCTTAAGAACGGTTCGGTCTTTGACATTTTGACGTATGAGCAGTCAGTAGAGAGCTTTGAGGGGTGGAAAGGCCACATAGCGTGGTTCGATGAGCCTCCGCCGAGAGACAAATATATTGCAACCCTAAGAGGGTTGGTAGACTATAAAGGTCGTGCCTGGATGACATTGACACCCCTCAATCAACCTTGGATCTACGATGATATCTACGCTAAAAATGATCCCCGTATATTCGTCATTATGACGGATATCAGGGATAATCCTCATCTCAGCGAAGACGCAATTAAGGGTTTCGAAGATTCCCTTACAGAAGAGGAGAAGGAAGCGAGGCTTCATGGTAGATTCATGCACCTTACAGGCTTGGTTTACAAGGAGTTCAACCCAAGCTTTAACATATGCGAGCCGCCCGTCATAAAGCCGACCTGGAGCAGATTCATGGCTATAGACCCGCACGAAAGGATGCCAACGGCTGTGCTATGGCTGGCGGTCGACAGCCAAGATAATCACTACATATACGATGAACTGTGGTTAAAAGATATGGATATTGAGCAAATAGCACATGCCATACACGTACAGGAGGGCGAGCTTAAGCCCAGGATACGCCTTATAGACCCTCATAATGACAAAGACAACGTGGCGGCAGGGGGATTCAACATACGCAAGGAATTGATGAAATACGGCGTTTACTGCGAGAGAGCGAATTCTGACCCGCAGCTGGGGAAGTCGAGAATACGTGCAGCCCTGAAATCAAGATACTCCCCGATCTTGAAGACTGAAGTTCCTCAGTTGCGGGTGTCCCGTAATTGTACCCAGACTATATATGAGTTCCAGCACTATATCTGGGATGACTACAAGCGTAATAAGGAACAGTACGAGTTGAAGGAGCAGGTCAGGAAGAAGTCGGATCACTTAATGGATTGTTTGAGGTACATATATAACTGGGGCCCTCGATACATAATCCAAGAGGACGATGAAGTAGACGAGGTTAAGTACACCGGCGAATACACCAAATATCCTTCGAGGGCTCCAGTCGCCGGTTCCTATCAAGCGTTGGTTGAGGGCGACAGCCGAGCAGGGAGATTCTGATGAACGGTCGACAGTCTAAGAAGATTCGCAGGGAACTGAGACAGAAGACGAAAGAGCTTGAGACAAAGATAGCTTTTGGATTCAAAGAATGGGTGAATGAGTTACCGTTTAAAGATAGATTTAAGATAGCGTACAGGATAACAATTGGGAGATTCTGATGGCTGATGAAAGAGATCCGATGGTGGACTACGTTGTAAAAGAATTTTTGCGGTACGAGTCTGCCATGTCGAAACGTTTTGATGCTGCTAAAAAGATTTACGACTATTGGATGAATAAACCTCCGAAGCGTGAATATGATTGGCTCAATGCTGTTCACGTTCCCATGATGCTTGAAGCGGAACAAACCATAACGCCCAGAATCTACAGTGCGATCTTTCCGAACGAAGCTCCTATCGAAGTTCAGACGTTCGATCCGATGTCTCCGCAGCAGGGCATCGTTATTAGGGATACGTTAAAACATTATTTTAATGTTTCCAACGTTCAGGACGAATCGTTGCCATCATTGAGTCAGATGGTTTTATTCGGAACCGGATACGTTGAAGCTCCATGGCTCGTCGAGAGAAAGTGGCAGATCACCAAAGAAGGAGATCGTTATCTTGCGGTGACAGCTAACAGGCCGGATTGTAAATCTGTAAGTTTCTTTGAAATGTATCCTCATCCGGCGAAGCTCAGTATGGAAGACGGGCTTCCTCTTATCCGTAGACGTTTTTGTGATGCGGAGTATTTGAAGAAACTCGCTGATGATCCAAAGTTTAATTTTAAGAATCTTAAAGAGGCGTTAGATTCAAAGTCAGTTGTGTCAAATCCTTCATTGATCCTTGACAAGAACGGACAACAAGCTCAACTTCAGGATAAAGAACAATACGAGATCCTTCAATACTGGGGGCCTTGGGATTCTTCTTATGAAAAAGAAGGAAAGGTCGTCACCAAGAAAGCGGTACCGTATTGGATGATCCTTATCAACAGAGAAGTTTTAGTCCGAGCCATACCGAACCCATACAACCACCAGCGTCCCCCTTATTGCAAGTTCACGCTGTTCGACGACCCCAACCCTTCGTGGTTCGGTATCGGTATCGGTCAGGTAGGTGCACCGACACAGGAGCGTTTAAACAAGATTGTTAATCAGAGATTAGACAACGTAGACCTCGTTCTTAACAAGCAAGGATTCTACAATGGCAATGACACTCTTATCAATCTTAAAAAGCTTCAGGTTTCAAAGCCGGGACAATGGCATAAAGTATCTGATACTGTCACGTCGATACGTTGGATGGATATACCGGATGTCACTCAGTCATCGTATGAGGAAGAGAAGATAGCTAAGGAAGATTTTAGGGAAAGCACGGGTGCCACGGTTCCTTTGATGCCTACAGACCAAGGGCAGCATAGGACGGCAATGGGTATCAACCTGTTGCAGGGTGCCGCTGGAATGAGGTTCAAGCCGATCCTGACAAAGCTGGAGAAGGATCTAATTCAGGATCTAGCCATGATGTATCTGTCTAATCTTCAGCAGTTCATGGTTCTTCCTGAGCTTATTATGATGACAGATGATACCGGGCAGAAGCAGGTAAAGGCTATCAGGCCCGAAGACATACAAGCCAAGGCCGTTCTGATACCTACCGGAGTGTCTGAAATGATGAACAAGGAGCTTCAGGTAGGTCAGCTTCTCAGGTTCAAGGAGTTGACAGTTCAAGACCCTACCGTTAACCGGGCTGAGATCAACAAGAGGATAGCTGAACTGATGGGCTTTAAAGACATAACCAAGCTGTTGACACCTCCTCAGCCTATTACCATGCAGCCGGGAGGACTTCAACCGTCAGAACAACAGATGATTCAACAGAGATTAGCAGAAGGAGCAACTCCTGAACAGATCAAACAAGAGATGCTTGGCGTTCCTCCTGCTCCTGAACCTGCTCAAGCCGGAGCTTAGTATGGCCTGGTGGGATAATTTTAATCCTTTTGCTGTTGAACCAGCTTATGCGGATTGGCAGTCTATCCAGCCTAAAGGAGTAGCGTATGTAGAGAGCCGTGGCATGACGCCCGCTCAGAAGGCTACTCCCGGGAAAGCCGGGGAATTGGGAACATACCAATTAACACCTATAGCGTATCAGGATCTTCAACGTTTGAATCCTGCTTATAAGAAACAGAATTTTAAGACAGTGGCGTTGAACGATGATTTGGCTCGTCAGGCTATGATGGATTACATGAAGGTTCTACAAACCAATTATTTTGTACCATGGGCTCACAGAACACCTACTGATCCTGAGCTTCTTCAGATGTATAACGTAGGGCCTACTGCTTATAAACGTGGCGTTCGTAATCCGAAGTATGTAAACATATACCAACAGGGGACAAAGTGAACGTAGATAAAGCTCAGGAGATCAGCAGCAGTTTGAATTGGAAAGAAGTTTGCGACGAACTTGATTTATGGATTAAGTCTGAAGAGAGTAAGCTCAGGCAATGTATTCCAGACCAACTTCCTCGTATTCAGAATACGATCTACATACTGGAGAAGGTGAAGAATCTTCCTCAGGTGGTTATAGATAGAGAAGGATAACGGCGAGTGAGTAGATTGGGAGTGAAACGGGTAAGATAAATCCCGTCCTCGCCACAGGTGCCAGCGACCTTAACGGCTGCATCGGTTTCAGATTGTCCGTAACAATCTGCCAAAGGAGATAAGATGCCAGATCCAGTGAAAGCTCCAGCAGCGGTACAACCACCGGCTCCTGCTCCGGTCGCTCCAGCTCCAGTGAATCCTCCAGCTCCGGCTCAGCCTCCGGTAAAACCGGCTGAACCGCCGAAACCAGCGGCGTTAACTCCTGGTGCTCCGCCAGCTCCGGCGAATGAGGAGTCCAAGGTAGTTCCTATTTCAGCTTTGCACGAAGAGAGGGAAAAGCGTCAAGCTCTCCAGCAGGAGGTAGAAGCCCTGAAGAGAGTCGCCGGTCAGAATATGCTCTTTGATATCAACGGCAATCCTGTTTATACACAGCCTCAGCAACAACAGCAGCAATATGATCCCATGAAGGAGATCGATAAGCTGTGGGAAACTGATCCTCGCAGGGCAGTACAGGCCGAGATCTATACGGCCATGTCCTGGAGAGACAGGTTAGAGGCTCAGGTGGATCAACAGGAGAATCATGTCGTTGGTAAATTTCCTGATGCGAACAACTATCGTAGTGAAATTCGGACGTACATTCGTTCACTTCCCATTGAACAACGTGGGAACAACGGTGTCTACGAATTAGCTTACTACGTTGTTAAGGGTCAGAAGGTCGACAACATCATGGCCAAGACCCGCCAGGATATTGAATCTGAATATCAAAGAAAGATTCAGGCCGGTGAATTCGCTGGTGGTCTTCCTCCGGGAGGGATTTCTCAGCCTCCTTCTCCGTCAGGACTTGTTCTTACGGATGAACAGAAGAGGGCTGCTGACGCTATGCACATGCCTCACGCTGAGTATGCGAAGCATATAAAATAGGAGTTACTGTGGGGATCTTTCTAAGAGGACAAAATAAAGGTGCGTATCAGGGCAGGCTGACCTGTCCTTATGCCGAATGTGCTTCTTCTGCCATTCGTTTTGTTGAGAATATTACTCCGTTTAGGCAGCGTTATCGTTGCCGGAAATGCGGTAGGCCTTTTCAATACGAAACAGGAGCGGAGATGTTCGCTCATCCGTATGCACCTTTCAAAAAAAACAAATGGAGAGACATTGTTGATCTTTCCAAAGGGAGAGAAACACAAAAAGGAGAAACCAAATGAAGTTTCATTATGACCTTACACAGGCTGAACCTATAGTTCGTGATTATCCGATCTACAACTCCGCATCGACGGTGTTGAAGAAAGGTTGTCCGATGTCGTTTGAAGGAGCTATCACCACACCGGTTAACCGCTATGCGTTGCAGGCGTCGAACCCGGCAGTGTGCGATAACTTCGTCGGTATGTTGAACGAGACCCCGGATGCTACGCAGAGTTCTTCTGCTTATCCGAGCCTTGGTTCCAATGATCCGACTCTTACGGCGTTGGCCACAGGTGTCACGACCTATGGCAAGATCATTATTAACCCGATGGCTATTTACCTGGCTGAATATTCACAGCATGCAGATGATGATTGCGTGAATACTTCTGCTGATTCTACAGGTAAAGCGTTTACGACCACAGCTACAACCGATCGTGAAGGTGATTGGGTTTATATCACCAACGTCGGTGCTACAAATGCAGGTGCAGGTAATTTATTCATGATCGGTGCCAGCACGTCAACGTCTTCTGTGACGGCTGCTACTTCTTATGATGACTATCTACTTGGTAACGGTACTTCAGATACAGGTATCTTTATCACCGCACCGTTTTCAGCTTTGGTTGCTGGCGGCGGATTGGATCTTTCGGCTGCAACAGGACAGTATGGCCAGAAGATCAAAGGTGCACCGGCTGTTGGAACAGGCCAAATCGTTGTGGTTCAGAACTATGTTCAGACCATAGCGGGCGGGCCTCTTGAAGTTCTAAGAGTTGAGAGACATTCTGGGAACAACTACAACTACAGCACCACGAAGTTGTACGCTGATATCCAGTTCTCAGATCACTTACTGCTTGGTGCCACGTTGGCAACGAGAGTTATCACTTAATAGGAGGATTCAATGGGCGTTATTGCTTCTGAAAATTTTGGATACCTGCTTGATCCGGGTCTCCGAAAGATTTTCATGGATGAATACGCTCTTCCAGAGGGTCAGACGGATAACCTGTACGGCGTTGAGACATCTTCGAAAGCAACCGAATATGACCTCTCAATCGGCGGAATGGGCGACCTGGAAGAGTTCGATGGAAACATTAAATATGGCGATTTCTCACAGCAGTATCGTGTGAGCTATACCCATAAAGAATGGTGCAAGGGTATAAAGATTGAACGTAAGCTCGTCGATGATGATCAGTATTCAATCATCAACAAGCGTCCGGCTCAATTGGCTTTAGTGGCAAAACGTACGAAAGAGAAACACGGTGCGTCATTATTTAACGCAGCGTTCAACACCAGCTTGTTCGCTGGTGGCGATACGTACGCTCTTTGTGCGTCGGCTCATACCAGAGTTGGAACAGCGACAACCGTTGGCAACAGTGGTACGACTGCGTTATCGCAGACGGCTATTGAAGCTACCAGGCTGTTGATGAGACAGTTCACGGATGAGACGGACAACCTACTCACGGCACGTGGCGACACCCTACTCGTTCCTCCGGCTCTTGAAGAGACGGCATGGGAAATCATCAACACCGCTGGTAAGTTGAACACCGCTGACAATAACCAGAACTTCAGCAACGGTAAGTATAAGATCATCGTTTGGGATTATCTTACCGATAGCAACAACTGGTTTATGATCGATTCAAGAATGGCCAAAGGGTTCCTGAAATGGTTTAACAGAATCCCTGTCGAGTTCAATAAAGACAAGGATTTTGATACCTATGTTTCCAAGTGGTCGACCTATACACGTTATTCGTATGGGTTCTCTGATTGGACATGGATCTACGGATCGAATGTAGCGTAACCAATGTGGGGGGCTCCTGCGTATGCGGGGGCTCCCTGCTCCTAAAAAGGAGTGCATATGGGAAGAGTTACTTTTAGTGGCCCGGTCAAATCAAACAAAGGTTTTGAATTTGGTTCGGGTGCTAGCAATTCAGCAGGTACGTCGACCGGCGTTCTTACGTTAAGGACACGTGTTTTGATTGCCGATATCAATGCAGGCAAGACATTGCTTGCTGCGATAGCAGGTATTAAATATCGTTTGATCGACGCTTATCTCGTCGCTTACGGCGGTGCTGTAACGTCGACAAACCTTACTCACGTTGAAATTCGTGGA